TTTGGCCTGGGTGATCGCCAGTTTGCTGGGCTGGTACGGCGGCGTCGATTCCGAAATCCGCTATGCACTCGAATTGAACGGGCCGGGCATGGCGTGTTTTACCGCTCTCAAAAGCCTGAAATTTCAACTGGAGAACGGCTATCAGCCCAAGGAAGTGCGTGAGAAGGGATTGCAGGACGTGTTTCGCAATGTGCGGACTTACGTGTACAACCGTGCGGATTCGCTTGGTGCTGGCTTTAATTACCACATCAAGACCACCCGCCATACCAAAGGCTCGATGCTGGAGCAGTTGCGAAACGTCGTGAATACGGCTAAGTTTCGTATCCGATCGCATGAACTCGTCGAGGAAATGCGGGTTGTTGAGCGCGACAAGGACGATGGCGATATCATTGGAGTGCCGTCCGGCAGTCAGGATGATCGGGTCATGGCGTCGGCGTTCGCGGTTCATTGCTGGGAAGAAAAAGTCAGGCGCAATCTGATCAACACCAACCGGACCAGGGATGCGGAAGCGGCGCGGCAGCGGTTGACTTTGACCGACCAAGTGTATCTGTTTCAGCAGAACCAGCTCGGCCAGTTTTTCAAGGCAAAGCGGATGGAACGGTTGACGGCACAGCGTTACGCGCTTCGACAAAGGTGGCGCTACAGATGAGTGTTGCTCCCATCAAGCTGGTGACGAATCCTACGGCTTCTGAGGAAGTCAAGGAAAGTGTTGTACGCTTGCTTCGCGATACACTTACTGAAGCTGAAGCTGGGCAGATCGATTGCGTTGCAATTATTATTGGACGTGTCGATGGTCAATGGCTGGATCGATGCAGTACAACTATGTGTTTTTCCGAAGCAATTGGCAGGCTTGAAATTACCAAGCAGGAGTGGATCGAGCAATATTTGAGGAACCGCTGATGGCTGTTGTTGCGCGCTGTCCGTCGTGCCGCAAGACTTTCCCGTGGGATCCGGCGCTGCCATTGCCGACCCGTTGCCCGCTTCCCGGCTGTGATTATGTGGCGCCTGAAAGAGAAGATGATGGTGTAATCATTATATCAGCGCCGTTCATCGGTAGTGCCAAGACCAAAGCGACTGATGGTTGCTATCGCGAGCTTGAACGTTCGTCCGAGATTCGTGCTCAATTGGCTGCCGATATGGCAGGCGTGCCGGTTAGCGAGATGTCACATTTGAAAGTCACCAATATCCGTGACACTCGCGAGGGTGAGGTTGCGGCTATTCCGATCGTGAACGAAGTCACCAAACAAATGGATTTGATCAAGCAGCGTGGCGGACAATCGGGTTTTACGGGCATGACGACGCCGATCGATACTGGCACCGCCGATGGGGCTATTACGGTGAACGGCCAAGTTATTCGGGGCATCCAGCCGCGTGCTGGCGTTAAGGCTATGGATTCGATTCAGGCAAGGTTTAGTGGCCGATGATACCGGGCGGTTTAGAATCGAATCACGCCAAGTTGATCACTCAGGTCAACGACTGGATCGAGAAGTGTCGCGTCAGCGTCGGGATGCGCAAGTCATACTACCGCCTGCTCAACGCTATCGCGGAGACCGGCAAGTACGACGGCACCAAGGCGCTCGTCAATATGATGAATCCGAGCTTGAAAAGGACGGCAGCGCACCTTTTCAGTCCGGTGGAATTGAAATTTTCGCTCAGCTTCGATCACCCGCAGCCTGCGGTGAATTATCAGCGCGGCCAGGAAGTTGCCAAACAGCTCACGTTGAACTGGGAACGCAACGGCACCGGCAATACTTTCGGTCGCGGTGCATTCGAGGCTCTTAAGTCTGGCGCAACTTTCTTGAAGCAGTGGTCGGTGCAGGATGCTGACGACAAGCCGATCTACAAAGACCGGCTAGTGATGCCGTGGAATATGGGGGTGTGGCGCGAAGACCGCCCGCTCGACGAGCAGCCGGTCATTTGCGAGACCATGACGCTCACTATAGAAGAAGTCTGGCAGCGTATTTGGAAAATGCCTAAGGCGGAAGAATTATTGAAGCGCATCCAGGCTCACACTAGTCGCGGCGATGCTGGTAGCGAGCCAAACAGTTTCTTCCATCAAGTGCTGTCCACCTCGCAGTTGAACACAGGTGTTCAAGGCATGGTTAGTCCGGTGCCGGGTGGCATCGTCCAGCTCAACAGTGATCCTAATTATGCGCTGATGGGGCCGACCATTGCGCCCGATGTGATCCAGATGCACGAATTGTGGGTGCAAGACGAGCACGATTATACCACTATCCAGATGATCGAGCCGGACATTCTCATTACGCCGTTGCACACTAAAATCGGTCGCGACGAAATGGTGACGCGCAAACAGAATCTTCTGGCTCAGAATTCGCGCTTGCAGCCATACCGAATCATCCAGCCGAATGAGACCACTGATTGGCTTTGGGGGCGTAGCGAGCTGGTCGATGTGATCGAGCCGCAGCAATTGCTGTCGGCGTGGTGCGACGATGCCAAGCGGCTAATTGGCGTGCAGATCGATAAATTTATTGGTTTTATCGGCGAGACCGGCATGACCGACGAGCTTTATGCGCAAGCGCGCATGGCGGGTTTTGCCAATATGGCGCAAGGTTCGCAGATCGAGGATTTGACCCCGAAGGTGCCCGAGCAATTGATGCCGATGGTCAAGTGGTTGATGGAGACCATCAACACGATTTTGGGTTTCCCACCCATCATGCAGGGTCAGGGTGAACCGGGGGTGCGAGCCGGATCGCACGCCAATACGCTGATGAAAACTGCTTCGCCGGATTTGCGCGATCGTTCGCTTCTGGTCGAGCAGCAATGCGCCGCGGCGGCGGATTTGACCCTGACGTTGATGGAATTAAAAGACCCGCAGCGTTATTGGACCAAGGCTGATAAGCCGGTGCAGGATGTGGAGGAAACTTCTTTCTTGCTATCCGACTTGCCGGACGATTGGCGCGTCACGGTGGACAGCCATTCGTCGTCGCCGATTTTTGCCGATGAAAACACCCAGTTAGTATTCGCGGCGAACAGTCGCGGCATCGTCGATGGCGAGTACGTGATCAACAACACGCAGCTTCCCAACAAGGAAACCGCCATTCAGGCGTTCAGGAAACACCAAGAGCAGGAGCAGCAGAAATTCCAGATGCTGCTTAAGCAAGATCCCGAGGCGGCCTATAAGCTACTCGCCGGCAAGGGCGCGCATCACAAGTAACTAGCCGTTCATTCCGCCGTTTGGCCCCATTGGGGTAAGCACGGAAGGGCCGCGTGAAGCGGTACGCAGTTGTGTGTCGGATTGTGCGCGTTGCTGGGCGGTTGCACGGATGCGTTCATTGTGCAGCAGCACTTCGACGCCCGCCATCTTCGAATGGTCCATGTCCTCGATGACGATGCCGTGAATTGATAGCGCGCGAATCTCGGCGTGCTGGCCGAAATCGTCGTCGATGATCAAATCCTGGGTTGGATGATCCGAACGGAATGCGCGAAACTGTTCGGTTTTTTCTTTACTGCGAAACAGAAAGCGCAACGAAGCGGGACCGAATACGACCGTGATGCTGTGCATGAAATTTCCTAACGGCTGTCGGTTGTTTCACACCAGGCTTCGAATTTTTCGAGCGGGATGAGCATTCGTTGGCCGATGTGTTTTACCGGAAAGTTATTTTTGTTTTCACGAACCCAACGCCAAAGTGTGTGGTGCGACATTTTCAGTTCTTCGGCGGCTTGCTTGATGGTTATGAAACGTTGCTTTTTCTTTGATCCATTGCTGGGCACAATTGGCTCCCGCAGCTAAGTTCCGGTCAACTGCTACGAGTAAAATACACTATTGGTCAGAGAAGTAAACTAGGGTTTTCATCCATTGTGGGAGGATAGTGCTGGCGATGTCGGTGCCTATCCGGGGCCTGACGCGAAGCAACCTCGCAGCGGAGAACATCAGATGTTCACTCGTGGCAAGCGCAAGCATCGCAAGGGCCGCAAGTAAGCCCATGCCTGATGGCACCCCAGCTCCTGTTCCCGGTCAATCGCCCCAGCTGCCGCAAGCTCCCTTTGGTTCGACGCCAGCAGTGGCGCCGACGCCGAATCGCGGTCATGAGGCGGCTGGATTGCAGAAGCTGGGTGTTGCCCTTCAAAATCTTCAGGATGCCCTCCCCCTTCTTGGTGCCAACTCCGAGCCGGGCCAGGCACTGCTCGACATGATCAAGAAGTTGGCCAAGTTCGTACCGCCAGGCTCGATGACGCCGGCTGCAAACCGCAATCAGCTCGAAGCCACGGCGATGAAGCAGGGTCAGAACAATCAGCAAATGCAGCAACTCAAGGCCTTGCAGGCGCAGAAAATGCAGGGCGCTGGCGGGCAACCTGGTATGCAACAGAAGGCAGCGTAAAATGGTCAATATTTTTCAGAATCCAGCCAAGACAGTTCCGATGAAAGCCGATGATCAGACCATCCGGGTCGATCTTGACGTGAACGAAATTGGCGGCCGGAAAAGTCATCTGCCGGGCATGAACAAGTCCGACAAGCTCACCATCAGCCATGTG